AGACGGGTACAAAGAAGATTCGATGTTGCCCGAGATACCGCGCCCACCGTATGAGCATCGTGAGTGTCATGACCCCGAAGAAGAGGTGTTCAAGAAAGAATTGGTTGAGCGTGTAGAAGAGGTGTTGGATACGTTGACCCCAAGAGCCAAGAAGGTAGTGTGCCTACGGTACGGCATTGGCCTGACAGACGACTACACACTAGAAGAAATTGGCACTAGGTTTGATGTAACACGTGAACGTATCAGGCAGATTGAAGCCAAAGCGGTACGTGATTTAAAACATCCGGCGCGGTCAATTAAATTTAGAGAAATGCTTGGTCAACATTTAGCTTCAGACAAGAGAGCGGGTAAAGAATTACAAGCGCAAGCGGCACAAGTACAGTGGGCAAAAGAGCGTAACGCCGCTGAAGCACGAAGAAAATCCGGTATAGAAACAAGGGTCAACGCCAAACTAAAAGAAAAACAGCGTCAGCAAGAGCTTGAAGAGATGTACAAAGAAGACCTTAGATTACGTGAGAAGTGGGAAGACGTTAAGCCGATGGTATCTGATGCCGCTTGGGTACAACATTTAAAAGAAACCCAACCCGAGATGTACCAAGAGTTGCGAAACGTAGTGACATATATTTGGGGTTACAACGCAGATAAAGTTTGGGAAATGTACGCAGAAAAGGAGAAGATAAAATGACACCGCAAGAAGTATTTTCAGATTTCATTGACAACCATCCACGGTTTTTTAAAAAGAAAAAAGAATGGTTCATTGAGAACTGGCATGTTGTAGAAGCGTTTGAAAGGATTGCCTTAAAACTTATTTCAATGAACCGCGAACACTACTCAGCAAGAACCATTGTTGAAGTACTGGTGCACCAAAGCGCGGTCAAGGAAATAAACGGGGTATATAAAATTGGAAACGATAACGCACCGGATTTGGCACGAGTGTTTGTTGTACTGCATCCGGAGCATGTGGACTTTTGGGAATACCGCAGACCCGATTGGCCTTCATTCAAGAAGATGTTTAACAAAGAGGAGACAGTATGAGAGACGATGACGATGACATTCAAGATTACGTAGCATCAGGTTGGCGTAAACAACAAATTCAAAAGGAGATAAACATGAACGAAGAAGACTACCAAGCCGTGCGTAAAGTACTGCTTGACACACTGGAACAACTGGACGATAAGCGCAACGACACCATAGAAGAAGTTGCCCAAGCGATTGAACAGATGACAAGAGCATTTGGTGAAGACACGATTGCTAGTTTTGCTTCTTATGTTCGGGGCATGAAAAAATGATTAAGTACGATGGCTACGATGAAGCGATCATTGGCCCTGCACTTGTATGGCGCGACCAACAACGTGTTGATGTGTTGGTGTACGATGCTGAAAAGATCAGAGAGATTCTCATGCGTGACGGCATGGATGCCGAGGAAGCCCGTGAGTTCATCGAGTTCAATATCGAAGGCGGTTACTTAGGTATTGAAACCCCTGTACTGGTGTGGCCTCAAGATGAATGGGATGGTGAGTATGACTAGAGAAGATATTGTTCGTATGGCAAAAGAAGCGGGCATGGAGTCATTTGATATTTGTGTTGAATTAGATGACTTTGCCAAGTTAGTAGCACAACATGAGCATGAGGCGATTCTTGCAGTCATTGGGGATAACCAATGCGAGTGCAGATGCTCAGAAGTTGTTAGAGATAGAGGTAAAGTATGAAAAAAGCACCCGCATGGAGTTACTCAAGCATCACGTTGTTTGATCAGTGCCCAAAGAAGTATTACCACATGCGTGTGGTGAAAGATATCAAAGAGCCTGAGAGTGAAGCGATGCTATACGGCACTGCGGTACACACCGCCGCCGAAGAGTACGTGCGGGATGGCACACCGATCCCCGAGCAATACAAGTACATGGAGCCTCTCCTAGAGAAGCTGATGAAGATTGACGGTGAAAAGATTTGTGAGTTGAAGATGGGCATCAAGAAGGTGGACGGTAAGTTTGCACCTTGTGGTTTCTTTGACAAAGATGTTTGGTATAGAGGCATAGCCGACTTGTTGATCATCGACAGTAAGAAGAAAGAAGCCCGAGTCATTGACTACAAGACGGGCAAGAGTAGCCGCTACGCAGACCCAAAACAACTGGCACTGATGGCCGCTTGTGTGTTCGTGCATTACCCTGAGATTGAGTTCGTTCGTGCAGGGTTATTGTTTGTAGTCTGCAAGGACTTTATACCTGTGGATTTCCCTGTCCACAACCGATTTGATATCTTTGCCAAGCTAGATGATGTACTTGTTTCACGTGAAACAGCGTATGAAACTGGGGTGTTTAATCCCAAGAAAAACTTCACTTGCAAAGCATGGTGTCCTGTATCAGAATGTAGCCATAACGGAAGGAATTGACATGCCCTACAAGAACCCCGCTGACCGAAACGTCAAGCGCGAATACGAATTAGAGAAGCAACGTGCGGGTGCGCACGAGGCGCGGATGGAGCGACAACGTGCTAGGCGTAAGCTAGACAAAGAAGGCAAGGATGCCAACGGCAACGGCAAGGCTGACATGCGTGAAGGTAAAGATGTTGCCCACACGAAAGCCCTGTCCAAAGGTGGCAGTAACAAGAACGGTGTGCGTATTGAAAGCGCATCGGCCAACAGATCATTCAAGCGCGGATCGAACCACAAGGTGGTGTCCGAGACAAGTGCAAGAGAGCGCAAGAAAAAATAGTTTCGGAATAGTCTGCGAGGTTAGGTATGAGTGGTAGCAGACGGGGCGGTTTACTTTCAACCCATATAACCATACCAATTAGCACTGCTACACTTTCAGCAGGGAACTAATCGGAACCCCCACGTTACGGGGGACTTATAAAAAGAACCTGACACACACCGTGTTCAGGACGTTAGTCATTGGAGAGAAGAGTGCAAATCATTGATAACCGTGCGTTACTGCTGAAGGTACGCAATCCCGACAGAATTACTACGGTGATTCCAAAGAGCAAAGTTTTGTCAGATGACGGGCAGATTGCTGAAGTCTTGGTGAATTGGGACTTGGAGGAGTCCATCGTCTTGAAGAACCTCAAGATCAAAGATGTTCCCTCGCCAATTAACGCTTCATACGATTGGCCCGGGCTGTATAAACCTTTCGCACACCAAAAAGTTACAGCGTCTTTCTTGACGATGCACCGGCGCTCGTTCTGTTTTAATGAACAAGGTACGGGCAAGACTGGCTCAGTCATTTGGGCATCGGACTACCTACTCTCAAAGCGCATCATCAAGCGGGTACTGGTGATTTGCCCACTGTCTATCATGGAGTCAGCATGGCGTAATGACTTGTTTAAGTTTGCTATGCACCGCAAGGTGGACACCGCCTACGGCAAGCCGGAGAAGCGCAGGGAGATCATCGCAGGGAATGCTGAGTACGTCATCATCAACTATGACGGGGTGGAGATTGTTGCCACTGACATCATCAAGGGCGGCTTTGACCTCATCGTTATTGACGAGGCTAACGCCTATAAAAATCCCTCTACAAAACGTTGGAAGGTGTTGAACAATCTGATAAAGCCGCACACTTGGCTGTGGATGCTGACGGGTACGCCCGCATCGCAGTCGCCACTGGATGCCTACGGGATTGCCAAGCTAGTGAACCCCGAAGGGATTCCACGTTTCTATGGTGGATTCCGCGATCAGGTTATGCACAAGATCAGTCAGTTCAAGTGGGTGCCCAAGTTAGAGTCAGAGCAAGTTGTTCATAAGGCACTACAACCCGCCATACGTTTTACGAAAGAGCAATGCTTGGACTTACCTGAGATGACTTACGTAACGCGAGACGTACCTCTTACTGCCCAACAGGAGAAATACTACGAGTTGCTACGTAAGCGTCTCATCGTACAAGCCGCTGGCGAGGAGATAACTACAGTCAATGCGGCTGCGAATTTAAACAAACTCCTACAATTATCTGGTGGTGCGGTGTATTCAGATACAGGAGAAGTAATCCATTTCGATGCAAGCAATAGACTTGCAGTTTTACGTGAGGTGATCGAAGAGTCTAGCCACAAGGTGTTAGTGTTTGTGCCATACAGACACGCCATCGAGGTGGTTGCAGATGACCTACGTAAGCACGGGTACCCGACAGCCGTCATTCATGGCGGTGTGTCGGTGGGGAAACGATCAGAAATCTTTGACCGTTTTCAAACGAAAGATGACCTACAAGTACTGGTCATCCAACCACAAGCGGCCTCGCACGGGGTAACTCTGCATGCCGCCAACACCATCGTCTACTGGAGTCCAGTGATGTCAGTCGAGACCTACCTCCAAGCCAATGCGCGTGTTCACCGAGCGGGGCAAAAGAATCCCTCAGTGGTGGTGCACTTGCAAGGCAGTGGGGTAGAACGCCGGATGTACAAGATGCTAGAAAACAAGGTAGACATTCACAATCGCATGATCGACTTATACGGGGAAATACTTAGATGAAATATTCTTGACATTGTAAAGTTTATGTTATTATCCATACACAAAACAAAAAGGAGAGAGCTATGACCGAGACAATATCGGTTGATAAACTCGTCGCCGTCTACATCAAGATGCGCGACAAACGTGCCGAACTTTTGCGTTCATACGAAGAAGCTGACAGCACGGTAAAAACACAGATGGAAGTTGTGGAGACCAAGCTATTGGACATCTGCAAGGAGATCGGTGTTGATCGTCTTGGTAGCACTCACGGTACGGTCATGCGTACGGTGAAGACCCGCTACTGGACAAGTGACTGGGAATCAATGCACAAGTTCATCTTGGAAAAGAAGATGCCCGAACTGCTTGAACGCCGTATCAGTCAGACAACCATGAAACAACTGTTGGAAGAGAACCCCGAGCTTATGCCCATGGGTTTGAACACTGACAGCAAATACAGCGTAACTATAAGGAGAACCACAAGTGGAACTTGAACAATCATTGACCGTGCCCGAAGTGGCAAAAATGTTGAGGATGTCACGTCAGACAATCTACAACATGGTCAAGGCGGGGGACATCCCCCATTTTAGAGTAGGCAACAAAGTGCGTTTCAATCGCGCAGACCTTGATGCCTTAATGCAAACCAAAACTGTAACAACCGGAGAATCCAAATGAGCGAAATGACACTTTTTTCTAAAGGCGGCAACACACTACCTGCCCACTTGAAGAACCTACAATTAGACGCAACCACAAAAGCCTTGATGGGTGGTAGTGGCGGCACTGGCGGTAAGCGCATCTCCATTCGCGGCAACGTGTTCCGCATGATGGTCGATGGAAAAGA